AATCAGGATATCAATATGGCTGCATTTCTTACTGAAGTAATGGCTAATTGTTTTGATGCCTAAAAGATTTTGGAGAATTTGGGCAAAATCACTTGGTGAAAAAGCTTACTCTGATGATGGTGAAGCAGATAAAGTAGCCATTATTCGTACAATTCTTGCTGTCATTAATATCGTTACTTGTCTATTGATATCCACGAATATTATTATAGGATGGTTAACATGAGTGAAGATGCATTTCGGCACCTTAATTCAATCTTAAGAACAAAGGAAGAAATCGATCCCGCTGGATACAACTCTTGGATTGTAAATGGAGGTTTGAGTCAATACAAAGAATGGATTCATTATGCGAATCTAATGAACCAATATCACTATCTTACGCCTGATGCTCAGTATTCATTTTATATAAATAGTAGTATACCGCCAATTCGGTATAGAAAACGTTGGGCTAAAGGTGAAAAGAATGAGGATGTCAAGATTATTGCTGAGCATTACGACTATTCTATAGAAAAAGCGAAAGCAGTTTTTGATATTCTTACACCTGAACAGATAAAAGAAATAAAAAATAAGAAAGGTGGAGTGAAATGAATTCATTGATTAATAATATGATTGAGGTTAATCTTATTGGAGATAGCTTTCTCAAGGTTAAAGAAACACTGACACGAATTGGTGTTGCCTCAAAGAAAAATAACGTACTTTTTCAATCATGTCATATTCTACACAAACAGGGACGGTATTATATCGTTCACTTCAAAGAGCTTTTTGCGTTGGATGGTAAGGTTACCAATTTTGACTCAAATGATATTGCTCGAAGAAACACAATCGCAAATCTTTTATCTGACTGGGAACTTGTAGAACTTGTTGATCCAAACAAGTCTAGGGAACCAGTAGCTCCTATTAGTCAAATCAAGATTCTACCTTTCAAAGAAAAGGAGGACTGGGAGCTTGTTGTTAAGTACAATATCGGAAAAAAGAAAGAATAACATGAAATCTTCGAAGTCATGCGAATGCACTCAGCGTTTAATCAAACTTGAGAATATACTCAAAGAGATCAAGAGTGTGGTTGCAGAGTATAAAGACAAAAGTAGTTTATCATTCTCTGAGCAAGATGATTTCAACAATGAAGATTTTCATCACGGATATCGATCTGCTTTATGGTGTACGGTTAGGCGATTTGAGAAAATTCTAACAAAGCATTCGGAAAGCAAATCAGATGAAAACATTTCAGCAGTTTCATGAAGTTAGACTTACAAATTTAACAGCAAAAGATATCATCGGACATAAAGTTGGACGATATATCAACAGAATTCGTAACCTTGAGGGAAAGTTAGTTAAAATCGGATCTTTTGGTTCTTCTGATGTATATCTTAACAGACAACCAGGACGAATTGCAAATTTCTTTGCTGTTGATAAAGCAACACAGAAGATTCATAAACAGATGTCTACTAAGGTCAATAATGCCGGCGTTCATTCCTTTATGGGTTTGATTGGTGATTCTCATCCAGATAAGACTCATGAACTTTATCATTATCTCATTACAAAGCATGATCTTATTCTGGTGGCCGGGACGAAGAATAAAAATGATCCAATGCATGGATCACAATCCCCGGGTGCTCTTAAAGTCTGGCAAAAATTAAAAGACATGCCAGGTGTTCAGATTCATGCTTTCTATAATGGTAAAGCCGAACACGTCTGGGATATTGATAAGGGAGATACTCATCAGTATCACTATAGTGACGCAGAAAGAAAGAATCGAAAGAAGCTGACAAACTTAGAACTTGTTGCTCATAAAACTTCTAAGAAAGCAAAAAATATAAAAATACGTTGACATAACTGTCACTTTAGTGTATAAATAATTATTGTAGATGCCATACGGGTCTACTTAACTGAAACAATTCTTGCTTAAAAGGAGAATTTACATGACACTTACAGCAAAACGTACACTTCCAGATATTTCCAATTTTAACGACTTCTTTGTTGGTTTTGATCGATTGTTCGATCATCTGAACAGTGCATCACAGATTTCCTCATCCACATATCCTCCTTATAATCTTCGTAAAGGAGAAAAAGAAGGTCACGTATTTCTTGAACTTGCTCTTGCTGGGTTTAAGAAAGAAGATCTTAGTATTGTTCTTGAAGATCGAAAACTGAAGATTGAAGGACAGTCTCGGCATCACGATAAAGAAAGCTACATTTATCAGGGAATCGCAGGCAGATCATTTACACGTGAATTTATGCTTGCACCTGATGTAGAACCTTCTGATGTTCTCTTTGAAGACGGCATTCTTACAATTTGTCTTGTTCAAGAAATTCCTGAAGAAAAGAAACCAAAGAAACTTGAAATTGGTTATTCAGGAAGCAAAAAAGAACTTTTGACTGAAGAATAAGTCCTGGCCGGGCACAATGAGAGGAGGAGTACTAGTTGCTTCTCCTCTCACTTTATGATAGGATTACATTATGAACATTTTTTATCTCGACCACAATCCATTATTATCTGCTCAATATCATTGCGACAAACATGTCTGTAAGATGATAGTTGAGTATGCACAAATGCTATCGACTGCACACAGAATTGTCGATGGAGCAATGTATATCGAATACGTCAACGGCAGACATATTAAACGTTGGGCTCTTTCAGAAGAAGACTATGACGATGCTCTTTACAAAGCAACTCATGTAAATCACCCATGTAATGTTTGGATTAGAGAGTCAAAAAACAATTATGCATATGTCTTTGATCTTTTTTATTGTCTTTTAAAAGAATATACCAAAAGATATAACAGAAAACATGCCTCTGAGCGTTTGTTAACTTATCTTAATGTTTATCCAGAAGGATTAAAATTCAAAGATGGCTTGTCTCCAAAATTTCGTTCGAGCGCTCCTCCATTGTGCATGCCTGAGGAGTATCATCAAGATGATCACGTAGAAGCCTATCGTGAATTTTATCGTAAAGACAAAGCTCACTTCTGTAAGTGGAATAAATCTGTTGACTCTGGACCTGATTGGTTTTATAAGTAACTATGGAAAACACATTTTATATCGACGTTCAAGCAAATATTCGCACAAGTACCATCTCATATATTGGATATGAAGATGGTGAACGTGTTCATGAAACAGTTTCGTTTCGACCGCGTCTATATATTCGCTGTAATGAAGAGTCTCCTCTAAAATCTATATACGGAGATAACATGCAGGAATTGGAATTTGATACTTTTCAGGAGTATTATGAATTCCGTAAGACTTATCCTGGTGAAATATTTGGTGACATTGGATTTGAACAGCAATTTATTGTTTGCCATTGGCCCGATGAAATTTCATTCAATCCGGAAATTCTAAACATTCTTGCAATTGATATTGAGGTTGCATGTGATGAAGGATTCCCAGAGCCCATGGATGCAAAATGGCCGATCAATGCTATTACGGCTAAACTTCGCGGTGAGAAAAAATATCACACCTGGGGGCTTGGAGGAAAATATGATCCAAAGAAAAACAAACAAAATCTCCAAGTTGTCTATAGAGAATTCAATGATGAAGAAAGACTACTCAAAAATTTTATCGACTGGTTTAAAGAAAACAAAATCGATATTGTCACTGGGTGGAACTCCCGTGGATTTGATATGCCTTATCTCATTAGGCGTTTATCTGTATTGCTTGGTGAGACCAGCTCCACTTTTGTTAACAGCACTGTAAAAAAATTATCTCCATTTGGTAAAGTCAAGTACCGTGAATATGATACTCGCTTTAGTTCAACCAAGAATTTTGAGTATGAAATTGGTGGACTGTTACAACTTGACTATATGGAGTTGTTCAAAAAGTTTGCTGATTTTTATGGTCCTCAAGATAACTATACTCTCGACAATATTGGAAATGTTGTACTTGGAGAGAAGAAGCTTGATTATTCTGAATATGACTCTTTACATGATCTCTATAAACACGACTTTCAGAAATTCATCGATTACAATATTAAAGATACATGGATGATTGACAGACTTGATGAAGAATTGAACCTCATCGAACTTGTCTTCATTCTTGCTCAATCTGCCCATGCTCCAATTATGTCTACATTTGGAACAACGGCTATATGGGACGCATACATTTACTATTATCTTGGGCAAAAGAATATCATCATTCCTCCAAGAAAGAAAACAAAGAAAGGTGGTTCAATTGCCGGTGGATATGTAAAAGATCCAAAGCCCGCAATGTATAACTGGGTCATGTCGTTTGACTATGCAAGTCTGTATCCTCATATCATGATGCATTTCAATATGTCTCCAGAAACAATTGCAGATGAATTGCCGGACGTGTCTCCTCAGTCCATTGTTAAAATGCAGCACATTTCTGGAATGGAAGATCGAAAATGTATTTGTGGTTCTGGTCAAAGATTCTGGACACACAAACATGGATTTATTCCAGACATCATTGAAAAGTCATATGCAGAAAGATCAGCAATCAAGAAACAAATGATCCAAGCCAAGAAAGATAAAGCTAATAAGAAAGAAATTGCACGACTCCACAATAGGCAACATGCCATTAAGATTATGATGAATTCTCTTTATGGAGCTATGTCAAATGAATTCTTCCGTTTCTTCGATGATCGCATTGCCGAAGGTATTACATTATCCGGACAAGCATCGATTTTGTGGGCCGAGAAAGCTGTCAATGATCTTCTCAATAAAACACTGAAAACTGAAAAAGATTATGTTATCGCCATTGACACAGATTCTGTTTATGTGGACTGTAAAGCTCTTGTAGATAAAGTTGTCGGTCTTGATGCAGATCAAGACAAGATTGTCAATTTTCTTGATAAGACTGGTCAAAATATATTTGAACCAATGTTCGAGAAATCATTCATCAAGCTTCAAAAATATCTCAATTGTCCAGATCAAAAGCTCAATATGAAGAGAGAAGTTATCTCTTCTAAAGCTGTTTGGACTGGTAAGAAACGATATGTCATGAACGTCCATGATGATGAAGGTGTTCGCCTTGAAACACCAAAGATCAAAATGGTTGGAATTGAAGCTGTTCGTTCGTCCACACCTCACGTGTGTAGAGAAAAGATTAAAGACAGCATCAAAATTATGCTGAACGAGGGTGAGGCAGCAGTACAGAAATACATTGCTGACTTCCGTAAAGAATTTATGTCATTGCCTCCAGAAGATGTATCGTTTCCTCGCGGTGTCAATGATCTAGAAAAGTATGCTGACAGTCTCAATAAATACAAAGACAGAATACCAATCAATGCACGAGCTGCTATTCTCTATAATCATATGCTTGAACGAAAACAACTTACATCCACATATAACAAAATTTATAGTGGAGATAAAATCAAATGGACATATCTTCAGATGCCAAATCCACTCCATGAAGATGTTGTTGGATTTTTGAATGTTCTTCCAAAGAAATTTGGTCTTCATGATTACATAGATTATGATCAGCAGTTCGAAAAAGCTTTTCTGTCTCCAATTGACCATATTCTAAAAGCTGCTGGATGGTCAGCAGAAAAACAAAATACCTTTGAAGGATTATTCGAATGATGGAAAACGATTTTGGTTTCAGTGCTGTCTCTGAAATCCCAGAAAATCCAACTGTTAAAACAGAAGAACTTCCCTCGAAAGATGATATTAAATCTATTCATTATAAGCTTGATCTACTTTTAGATCGAAAGGAAGCTGATGATGATGAGCGCATTCATTTAACTAAGAAAGAAATACAGAATAGACTCGAAGAGCTTCATAATGTTGTCATGCCTCTTTATAAGCATCTTCTCAGTTCAGCAGACAAAGAGTATATCTATTGGCCAAATCGTAAAGAAAAAATTGAAATTGAGATTGCTAAAATTCAAGAAATAATGGATAGGCAATAATGGGCTATCTTGCAATCATTTCAGGTATTACTATTTCAGGAGTTGCAGCATGGTATTCTATCGTGGGTTTGATGAGTATATTCTCAGGTGCAGCAATTGCAATTGCCATTATGGGTGTAGTCTTAGAGGTCGGCAAACTTATAACTGCAAGTTGGTTGTATCGGAATTGGAAGACAGCATCTCTTCTCATGAAAATGTATTTGATTCCAGCGATAGTAATTTTGATGATTATAACTTCGTTGGGGATCTTCGGGTTTTTGAGCCGAGCTCATATTGAACAAAATGCACCAGTTTCAACTATAGAAAATTCTATTCAAAGACTTAATCAGCAAATTGATGCTGAAGAGTTGAACATTAACAGAAACCAGAAAATCTTAGCACAGCTTGATAAATCTATTGATGTATACTTTGAAATGGAATATATTAGTAAAGGATTGGAAGAAAGAGCAAATCAGGCTGAAGAGAGACAAGCATTAAATTCGGCGATCACAGAATCGACAGATAGAATTACAGAACTCGAGCTTGAAAAACTTTCTCTTCAATCTCAAATTGATGACATTAAAGTTGAGGTCGGACCAATAAAGTACGTTGCCGAACTCTTTTATGAGAACGCAGAGGCTGAACTTGAAAACACAGTTCG